TTGAACAAAATACCATTTGATGCGTGTAGACTATAACTTTCTCTGAAATTAACAGTCATCCAATAGGCATAAAGTTTACTTACTCCGTACGGACTTCTAGGTCTAAATGCAGTGGTTTCATCCTGACGCCCACCGTTGCTGTTACCATACATTTCACTGGTACTTGCTTGATAGTATCTAGATGAAGGACTATGCATCTTTATAGAATTTAAAATGTTCAAAGGACCTAGACTATTCACTTCAGTGGTGAGTTTATTCAAATCCCAACTAACACCTACAAAACTCTGTGCTGCTAGATTGTAAATTTCGTGGGGTTTGATATTCTTAATGATGTGGTTCATAGAACCGTCATCTGTGATATCTCCTGTGATTAACTCTATGTCTTTTTCAATGCCTAAAAATTCAAGGTTATCTAAATTGGGATTTGAATATCGTTTCATTAATCCGAATACTTTGTAATCTTTTTCTAGTAAAAGTTTTGCAAGGTATGGGCCATCTTGCCCGGCTATTCCGGTAACAAATGCTACTTTTTTCATTTTACTTAATTCCTTTTTTTGTAAAAATTCTATCTCTCTGTGCTTTATTATCACCTTTTAAGTGTATGATAAATTCTTGAAATGTTTCGTCGAAATGTTGTTTTTTCAAGTGTGGTGTGAGATTGTGACTTTTTATTTTGCCGGCGTTTTCGAGCTGTATTCTTGTAGAGTCGAATACATGGCAATCAGTGAAGGCTGACAAAGTATATATGCTGTCTGAATCGTAATAATTTTTATATATCTGAAAAAATTCGTGGCAATACAAATTTTTTAGATCAAATGCTATAAATCCTGTTTCACTGTATTTGTCTCTCCCAAGATAACTGGTAAAACAACCAGGTGGCAAAAACTTCTGTAAATATTTTTCAGATACTGGCTGTATTAATTCAGAGTCAGCGTCTAACCAAATTAACATATCTACATCGCTGTGAAGCGCAGCATGCCAAATTGCGTAGCTTTTATGGCTAAACCTTACGGCATCATTTATAAAATTTTTGTATGTTTTATCTTTGTTACGTATTTTGAATGCAGTTAAGTCCGGCACTGTTTTTTCTAAAAGCAAACAATGTATATTTTCATTGCGTTTGAATAATTTTGTATTATCCACGTAAAGATAAACACTAATTTTTGGATCTAAAAACTTGTTCAAACTGTTTACGAAATTTTTTGCATATTCTTCGTAACCGCTATCACTAAATGTTGATACTATTCCTATTTTCATATTACAATCTCAATGCTTCTTTAAATACACCAATGGCGGAAAAATTGTGTTCACCGATCTTTGAAAACAATAAATCTAATTGTATGACATTGCCCTTGCTGTCGTTATGCTGATTAGTGATATCTTGTACAAAGAAATTTAGCTGTTTCATCCGTGCAACAATTATATCTGCTAAAGGAGCTCCTTGATTATATGGAGTCAAAGAAACTTCAATAATAATATATGGAGAATTGGTTAAAGTGGCAACCCCGCCATTTATAACATCTAGTTCAGCACCTTGCACATCAATTTTGATTACATCAAATTTCTTAGTGGGAAATAAAGTATCTAGAGTAGTAACCGGAACGGTAATTTTAAGTATTTGATCATCAGGTATACTGTTAAACTTAATTTCTTTATAGAATGATGCACCTTTAGAATTTGGTTTAGCTTTAGGAACTATCAGTTCTAATTTTCCAATTTTATCTGACACAGCACATTGCAAATACTTCACCCCTAATTTTTTAAGACCTTTTTCACAATGTGGATTTGGTTCAATTGATGTTACTTCACAGTCAGGAAATATTTTCCGCCATTCTGTAACAAACTGCCCGGTGTTTGCCCCGATGTCAAGACAAGTAACAGGCACGAAAGAAGAAAATGCTGTCTTAAATTTGTCTGCTATTGGATTGCTCATCTGTTTGTTCCCATACTTTACCTTGTTTTATATTTCATCCGTTAATACACAGCCAGGCCTACTTGACAAGATAAGGCAAAAACTTCTGCCAGATTAACCCAGCACGACCATCTGCATCTGACCAGTGCGCGGCTGCTAGATCATTTATCCATTGTGATCTATCAAACAATTGGGGTGACTCAATTTGACCTATATCTTTGTTGGCCACTGCCCAACTCACGCAACTTTCATCGTCGGCAAAAATTGGCACATTGGCCATGACCGCTGCCACACTGGCTGAACTGTTGAAAAATACTGCGGCGTAGGCATTTTGCAAATTGTCCAGCAATGAAGATTGTGCAGGATCTACCACAGTTACGTTTGGCAATGATTGAAATTTAGCAAAGTCTTGCAGTTTGTATGCGCCTGGATGGGGTCTGACCAAAATGCGTCTGCCAGAATATGCTCTAATGCGTTTTATCTTGACACCCAACCAGTGTATGGGATCTAGAGTTTTCATGGCAAATCCGCCATCACGTTGCATGCATATCAAGATATGTCCATCTGGTTGACCAACTGGTGTGTTATTTAATTTAATGTTGAACCGTGTGCTAATCTCCATCCATTTTGAATTGTCGCTGTTGCGATTGGCATATTCAGCACGATCATAGAATGGTCCGCCTAGACTGTAACGCAAATAAGTGCCGTGGTCATCTAGATATTTCCAACAGCTGGCATCAATACACATGGTATGAAATTTACGGCGCTGTTGTTCAGCAATGATTTGTTTTCTTAACGCGATATTTCTACCACCTGTGTTGGTTGTGGCCCATCCCAACATCACTGCTAGCCTGCCCGGAACATAGTTGTAGTTATACTCTACTACCACATTGCCGCCTGAGTTTTTGACACCAGCGGCAAAACTTTCCAAACATTCAATTTTTCTAGGATGTTTTTGATAGTTAGCAACTGAGCTAACATACACCACTGCATCAATGGTCATTTAGAATCCGCCAGGCAGTTCCGTCACGCATTTCTACTTCGGTAAACTGACAGTAGGCAATGTGTCTTGCCCAGGCAGCAACTTCATCTAGCGTGGGAATCTTTGGGTTTTCAATTTCACTCAGTGATTGACTGCACAATGCGGCAGCGGCATTTGGTCCCAGTGTGATAGCTGGCTTGCCCAGCAACAATGCTTCACCGGCTGCAATGCTAGAGAATGTGACTAAACAATGCACATCTTGTGCTAGAGCCATTTCCATAGTGTTGTCACTTACCCTAGATGCCCGTGTTTGTTTGAGTCGAGTTATTACAGGACGATCAGTGTATTTTTTTATTTCATCTTGTGTGTTTTGCAACCATTCTTCAAGATTGATGTTGTACAAGTTTAGGAGTTTTTGACTGGGTGGTGCCAAGAGGATGTTAGTACCACGATAGAATTTATGTGGCTGAAATCCAGTTGCTTGTAGCCTGTCGACTGGTCTGTCTATAATAGGACCAAAATTTTGCACATTGTTTTTGGTAATCCTGTGATACAGTTTGCGTTTGCCGTTGCCAAAGTACCCTGTATCCATGTAATAAAAATCTCTGCCAGCGGCACGACATCCATCCATTTGTTTGCCTTTGGTGATACCACGTATCACAGCCGGCATCATGGTATCTTGTTGTTTTTCCCAAGTGGATATTTGTCCGCCGGCACCTTGGACAAAACTTTGCAGTAGTGGATCGTACATGTGACCTTTCCTTTTGTATCTGTATTCACTGTCTAGTGCCACAACTTGATCGACAGGCACAGCAGCCAATTGTTCTTGTAGCTTTTCCAACGTAATGCCGTAGTACGCACCTTCGGGATCCACACGGTATTTTAAGATGTTGTCAAATATTTGTCGTATCTCTGTTGTAACTTGATCTAATACATGTGGATCAGGAGGTGGGGGTGGAGGGACAGGAGGCGGTGTTGTTAGTTCGTTATATGCTTGAATCCAGTTACCGCCGTATTCAGTTTTGACATAATTTGGAAACCAAGGGCCGCCTTCGGTATAATGTATGGCTTTTGGTTTACCATCTTGTGGCTCATGATACCAATTTACCAACCAATTCCAAGTCTTGTCAAGACTTCCAATTTCATAACCAGTCCAGTTAAATCTATGTAAAAATTCACCAGTCTGTGAACTGACAATTTCAGGAGTCAGTGTTTGACAATCTGGATGCGCACAGTTAAACAACATCAAACTCGACCAATTTTTTCTTGGGTATTGATATTGTGTTTTGCCATCCATTTTTATAGCGTTGGTTGGCTGATAATCGTGTTGCACCACAGAAACTGCTATGCTACTATTGGTTGCACATTCAAATAGTTCTTTAACATCATGTTCAAACAAAAAATCGCAATCAACAAATACTGCATTTCCTTGATAGTTACAAAGATAGGGAACTAAAAATCTAGTAAATGTAAATTCTGTAGAACTTTGCAAATCTGGCTCTCTAGTATAAATTTCTTGAGCACGTAGTTCTGCTTGTTTGAGAAAGTGAATTTCCACTGGCACTGTAGCATGTTTTTTAATGCTGTACTCACAGACTTCTGCAGCCTCAGGTTCTCTACTGTCCCATCCAATAAAAATTTTTAGTGTCATTGTTTTGTTTTAATTGTGCCAACAGTTTCTCGTTCAATGTCACTATGATCAAATTCTGCCCAATACAGTTCAAATGCTACTGTATCTTGTACCGCTTCAAATTGATGATATTCACCAGGTGCCACTTTAGTATATTGTCCTGCTGTAAGTACAGTTTCGTCTACTAGATCGTATCCGTTTTTCCAAACACGAATAATCAATTTACCAGACTCAACAAAAAATCCATTCCATTTGAACTTGTGTTTATGTTTGGAACAGACGCCGCCTGCACAAGCTTCTATCCTGTGAAATTCCAACACTCCGTTGGCTTCTAGCAGTTCGGTTTGCCCCCATATTTTTCCAGCCTTCATTTTCTTTCAATGTCCTCTTCCACACAATCTTCACCAAACTGTATTTCAATCAGTTTGAGTGGGCGATCAGTTTCGTTACACAGTTGGTGCCACTCGTTGCGGTTGATCCAGCATGATTCATGTATGGTCATGTGGTCTTTGACATCTCTATCTGTGCTGGAATCTAGTGTGTATACTGTGGCTTCGCCTTCGGCTACAAACCAAAACTCTGCTCGTTTTTCATGCCGTTGCATGCTTAGACAAGTCTTAGGAGCAACAGTAAGTTCTTTGAGTTTGGTGTTGGTACCAACTTCGTGTAACACACGATAGTATCCCCAGGTACGAGAAGTCTTGGGTTTTTTCCACTCTTCTAAGATCCAGCTAGAACTGTTGGCTTTGCTAAACCCACCAATACCAAACGCAAACGTCAGTCGACGATTGTCAATATCCATTTCTGGAATATTTTTATCAGTTCTATCGCCACCATTGGCAAACACCAAATCAACATCAGTTGTGTCTAACATGCGTTGAATCAATGCTTTTGCCGATCCGTCAGTGTCATCAAAATCTAATACACGGTCAACACATTGCAGTTCAGACAACACTGCATAGCGTTCAGCATAAGGCATAAAAGGCCTGCCTTTTTTACGAGCAAGCCAACTATCGCTGTTAAGCCCAACTACCAGTTCATCACCCAATTTGCGGGCTGCCTGTAGATAGGCAATATGTCCTGAATGCAGTGGATCAAATCCACCAGTAACAATTACAATTTTTTTCATATCGGTATTTACACCTGGATATCCTCCATGCCAGCAGTTCTTAGACGAACAATGTGTCCGAGCATGAAATTTTTGCTTTCAAGCGACTTCATGATTCCCAACCAACGATTACGTAGATATGCTACTTCGTTGATTATGGTTTCGTAGTCAATGACTTCGTCTTCGCCGTCTACATATTTTTCGGCATCTCTACTGGTCAACGCACGAGCATAGCCTTCCAGGTACTTTTGAAAGTGCTTTCTGCGTATTTTACGCAGTTGTATGTTGAGATAGTTTAATACAGCCTCAATTTCTTGAAGCTGGTTGTATCTAAACTCAGTCAAGCCCGGGAGTGCTGTGATGTTTTTTTCTACCAAGCCGCCAATACGGCAGTCTTTTTTAGCGTCAGTTATTTCACGCTCGTAGTGTGCTATA